ATGAGTCCGAATGAAATTTATCAAGCGTTAAAAATCAAAAATCTAAACGTTGCAATGATTGCTGAATCATTGGGCGTATCTAATCAAGCCGTATCAACGGTAATCAAACAAGGCAAAAGCAGTCAGAGAATTGCAAAAGCCATTTGTCTTGCGATTGAAAAACCACTGGATCAGGTTTTTCCACACTACGCCAAACATCAACAGAAAAAAGTTCTTCGAGCGGAAAAAGTTAGCCAATTAAGACGTCAATTTTCTCAAATGTAGGAGTAAATAATGTTAAAACTTAAGGACTTTTACAGTGTTCAGGAGTTATTTGAATTTCATTCACAATATCTTCCAAGTAGCATTCGGAGAATTAAAGATAAAGCAGAACGTGAAAATTGGGAATCCCGCAAGCGCGTTGGCAAAGGTGGGGGCAAAGAATATGCTCTTTCATCAATGCCACAAGCCTTACAAGATGAAATTCGTAACAAATTTGCAGTTTCTATTGTGAAAGCCAAACCCAAATCTCTTCCCGCCGATCTCCGTCAGGTGGAATTAAAAACTTTAACGGAAAAACAACGTGAAGTAGCAGGGGCAAGAATGGCGTTAGTTGCTCAAGTGGCACAGCTTGAACAAGCCCAACCTCGTTACAAGGCGATTAAGTTTTTTTGTGAACAAATCAAACATGGTGGCATTTCTTCTGATTTGATGAGATTGGTTGAAATCGCCAATAACAAGAAAGGAAAAAATCGCACTTTATCTGACCGCACTTTGAATCAATGGGTGTTGGATTATGAAAAGGCGGATACCCCTGAAGAACGATTAAAAGCCCTCGCGCCAATGCAACGGGTGGCGAAAAAGGCTGAAGAAATTGTGTGGTTGCCTGACTTTTTGGCGATATATCGCCAAACCAATGGCATCAATGTGGCAGAAGCCTATCACTATTTTTCGGCTGAATGGGATGCACGTTTTGCAGACGAGCCGTTACGTTTAGAAATGAAACCGAGTATTGACCAAGTTCGCGCTGCGTTGGCGAAATTGCCAAAACACATTAAGGAAATTGGTCGTAAGACGGGTTCTGAACTCCGTGCTCTTAACACTTATGTTAAACGCCATTGGAGCGTGTTGCAGGTGAATGATGTGTGGGTGGGTGATGGCCATGCGATGAAATTGAAAGTCGCCCATCCTGAACACGGTCGCCCTTTTATTCCTGAGGTGACATTAATTATGGATGCCTCTTGCCGCTTTATTGTGGGTTGGTCGGCTAGTTTGGCGGAAAACGTTCTGGCAGTGGCAGATGCCTTGCGTTATGGCGTGGAACGCTACGGCATACCCGCAATTTATTACTCCGATAATGGTGGGGGTGAGAAAAACTGGATGCTTGATGGTGATATTACGGGGATGTTGCCGCGTTTGGGGATTAAACACCAAACAGGGATTCCGGGCAATCCACAAGGGCGTGGGATTATTGAGCGGGTGCATCAAACAATTTTATACAAAATTGCTCGCCAATTTGAAACCTATCACGGCACAGGGGCGGATAAAGACACGGTGCGACAAGTGAGCACAGCAGTGATTTCACTGGATAAAGCAAAACGTAAAGGCGCGACACAGCTAACGCCAAAACAACAATGGGCAGTGGGTAAATTGCCAAGCTGGAATCAGTTTTTAGATGCGGTTCAAGCTGGGGTTGATTGGTACAACAACGAACATGTGCATAGTGAAATTGGAATGACACCTGCACAAAAACGCCGTCAGTTGATGGAAAAAATGAACCCTGATGATTTGGTCTTTGTTACGCCAGTGGAAGCAAGGGATTTATTCCGCCCAAGTACATTACGTGTGGCACAACGTGGTTGGTTACAACTTTTCAATAATTATTACTTTAGCACGAAATTGCTCGATGTTGATGGGCAAAAGGTGCAAGTGATGTTTGATATTCACGATCCAAGCCAAGTGATTGTGAGAAAGCAAGACGGCACTTTTGTGTGTTATGCCGAACTAGATGGCAATAAACGTGATGCGTTCCCAATGCCGTTTGTTGAGAAAACACGCCAAGAGCGTCATGCACGCCGAGCGAAATTGAAACAAGAACAGCTTGATGAGATTAATGCGGAACTTAACCCGATTATTACGATTGAGCATCAGCCTGATTTTGCGGTGTTAGTGCCAAAAGTGAAGCAAAAAATCCCAGCCAAGCCGATTTTCCATAACTTAACAGAGAAAGAAGAATGGGAAGCGGAACAGGCAAAGTTAGTGAATGAATAAGGAGAACAAGATGAAGAATTTTATTGAAAAAGAACGTAAAGCGCGTGCCAAAAGACGATTTGAACGCGCTCAAACGTTGATTAAAAGAGATTGGTCGAAAATAAACGATTTCCCAGTTTGGATTTTAACCCCTAGTGGCGTTGCCCCAAATTTAGCATCGCAATCAATGGCTCTAGATATGAATCAAGGTACGCCTTCATATCCGTCGCTACAAAATCAGGCACATCAGTGCTTTGTAACAAAAGACGAAGCTGATCGTGCGAATCGCCCTGAAATTGAAGCAGCGCAAGTTGATCCTGCTCAGCAAGTTGAACAATTAGCGAGCGAATTAAAATCTGTTGTACAGCAAGCCGACCGTTTAGGGCAGAAAGTTGTTGCTGTAAGTCTTCGAGTTGAGTTTGCTGCATAAGGTTCTCCTTGGTTTAGGTAGGTTTAAAACAGAATTATAACGAGGTTAAAAATGAAAAACAAAGAACTGCAACAGTTTATGACCAATAGTGGTATGACACAAAAGCAGATTGCGCAAGCGTTATCAGTGTCAGTGGGGACAATTAGTCTTTATTTGAAAGATCAATATGCAGGCGATGTACAACGCCTTGATGACAAGGTGGCGGAGTATTTGGCACGCCAAGATCAGAAGATTTTAAACGCGCATTACAACAGCCAATTTGTATCAACCTTAGCGGCGAGAAAAACAATGGACGTTATGCAGTATGCGCATACAGAAGGCAAGATTGTAGTGGTGTATGGCGCAGCAGGCTTAGGCAAAACGGCAACCTTGAAAGAATATGCAGCGCGTTATCCGTCTTCTATGTTGATTGAAACGGATCCAGGCTATAACCCTAGAGTGCTGTTACACAAGATTGCGGAAAACTGCGGTGTTGTGGCGCAAGGGGGAAATCATGATGTTTTTGAAAAAATAGTGGAAAAATTAGATGGTTCGGAGCGTTTATTGATTATTGATGAAGCAGAGTTGCTCTCCACGCGTTCTTTGGAATTTGTACGCCGTTTGCACGATAAAACCCAAATCGGTGTCGTGCTTGCTGGTATGCCTAGATTGTTAGTGAATTTACGTGGGAAAAGTGGCGAATTTGCGCAGTTATATAGTCGAGTGAACAATACGCATAATTTTGGCAATGCTTTGCCAGATAAAGATTTAGCCATGTTAATAGAAAGCGCGCTCGGCACAGGGGAATTTAACGACGCCTTTATTAAATTTAGTAAAGGTAATGCGCGTCGATTGAGTAACTTAATGAGCGGTGTGGTGCGGTTATCCAAACTCAACGAGTGCGATATTACCTACGAGATGATTGAAGAATATAACAAGATGTTGATTAGCTAAAGGAGACCAAGATGTTACAACCCAATACAACTAAACAATTAAACAAAAACAATGCCGTGATGTTGGCTTATTTAGAACAAGTAGAAAAAGCAGTGAGACGCTTAAATGAAATGGGGCTGACGGTAATTAATGTGCACTTTGAGAAGATAAGACCGACGGTGCGTGTGATGAATAATGCGGTAACAGAACAGCTCGAGAAAGACCAACAGGCTTATGTGTATCACGTGGGGCGTGATGTGGGGCGATACCAAGAAGCGCAATTTACGGTGGAAGGTATCCGTGTGGTTTGGCGGAAGTATTTGAACTAGGAGGAGGAATGGCAACGCGTCGGCAAATTTATGCAGTCTATCGTGGCGAAGAGAATTTGGGTGACGGGACTGCGGAAGAATTAGCAAAGAAGCTCAATGTGAGTGAAAAAACGATTTACAGCTCGGCAACAGTCGCCCGATGTAAACGTGATAAAGGTAAGCGACTTGTAGTGATTAAGTTAGATAAAGAGGAGCTCTAAATGAAGCAAATGATTGAAGGGAAAGAATACTGGCGTGATGCAAGAGGCAATTTAACGCCAGCTGAGTTGGTAAAAGACATCGACAAAGCACGTGATGTGCTTGTTCGTGAATGGGTGGAAAAAGGCGTGTCCTTAAATAAGGAGATGCGCAATTTTAAAGATGGCATTTTCGGCGATATTCAAGCGTTTATTGAACTTTCGGCTGAAAAATACAATGCGAAAATGGGCGGTAGTAAAGGCAATATCACACTTTATAGCTACGACGGCAAATATAAAATCCAACGTGCGATTAACGACCATTTGCAATTTGATGAACGTATCCAAGCGGCAAAAGTGTTGATTGATGCGTGCTTGAATGAATGGAGCGAAGGCTCTCGCCCGGAACTAAAAGCATTAATTGAACGTGCGTTTAATGTGGATAAGGAAGGTAATTTAAATACATCTCGCATTTTAGGATTGCGACGTGTCGATATTCAAGATGAACGTTGGCAAAACGCAATGCAGGCGATTAGTGAAAGCGTGCAAGTGGTAAGCAGTAAGGCTTATGTGCGACTTTATGAGCGTGTGGGCGAAAGCGATCAGTATGTGCCGATTGCATTAGATGTAGCGGGGGTGTAGATGAGTGAGTCTGGCATCGTTGTAATTTGTCTTTTTGCACTGTATGCGTGGTTAGCATATTTGATGTTTAAGAATTTATAAAACTTATTTAAATGCCCTTTAAATCTCCCCTAACCCCTCTTTACAAAAGAGGCGGGATGGAATGAGGGGCATTCATAATAGGTTTTAAACCAACAGGAGAACCTTATGAATAAAAATATCCACAAGTTTGATCGCTTTAAATATTACAGTGAACAAGCGGCAAACAGCGAACGCAGAGGCGAACTGCAAGACGCCAAAGCGCAATGGGCGATTGCGGAACTTAACGCACCTAACGCACGCAATCAAGAGTGGTGCAAACACCGCGCCGCGTTTTGTGACCGAGTATTAAGAAAACCGTTTTAAGGGGGAGATTATGGCGAAATATGTAGCACGTTTTTATTGCTTAGTTGAAGCAGTTGTGGAAGCTGAAAGCAATGAGCAAGTATTGGAATTGTGTGATTTGAATGTGTGTGATGTGAATAAACTACCGCATACGATTACGGAAATTGATGATGTGGTTGAGGTGGAGGAAGTATGAGTGAAAAGAAAGCGCAAGTCACCGAGCAACTGGCGCAGATTATGGAGCAAATCGAAGCAGCAAAAGAACAGTGGCTGGTTGATGACTCAAAAGGGGCTTTGTTGCTATTACAAGCAGCAAGCAGAGAGATGGAAAGTGTGGCGTGGCGAATGGCACCAGTGTTGGGGTGATTAAATGACAGATCAAATTTATGAATTTAAACAGGTGACAGATATTTTAGTGCTTGACGATAAACAGTTTGAACGATTCTTAGCAGATTTCAAAGAATGGTTCCATTTTCAAAAACAAGCGAGAGCCGAAGCCGAAAAGCTAAAAGAACTTGGATTGAATATTACTCTAGCAGATGTGATTCGTTGGAAAGATGATGACCTGATAGGAGTAGGAAGTATCACTATTGATGTGCAAAAAACACGCGACTATTAAAACCCATTTACAGTCCATTCAAATCTCCCCTAGCCCCTCTTTACAAAAGAGGGGGATGGGTTAGATGAAGTGGGCTGAGTAATGTGTTTTCAATTAACAAGGAGGAAAAATGCAGACAAAAATCATTCAATGGTTGGCAGTTTTGTAGGGTGGGCTTTAGCCCACCATAAGAATGTGATGATATTTGCGGTGGGCTAAAGCCCACCCTACGAAGCTAGAAAGCGGAACAGGAGAAAGGCTATGTTGCGTAAAAATTTAATCGCTAAAATCCATATTGGAAAAAGCCAATTAGGTCTTGATGATGAAACCTATCGTCAATTATTGGTCAGTACAACGGGGAAAACAAGTTGTACTGAAATGACGGAAAGTGAATTGCAACAGGTGTTAAATGTTATGGTGCAAAAGGGTTTTAAATCCAATAGTCATTTTTGGGGAAATCGTGCAGCACCACGTGAAGATAAGAAAATTTATTTGGCAAAAATTACCGCACTTTTAGCAAAACATAGTTTACCGAAAGAATATGCCGATGGTATTGCGAAACGTTCGTTTAAAGTGGATTTTGTGCATTGGTTACAGCCGTGGCAGTTGAAAAAGGTGGTGCAGATGTTGGCGGTGTATGATCGCAATCGACAACATTAATTCACATCAACAACAGGAGAAAAAACATGAAAAATCAGATTATCTTAGCCAACGAAGTGATCGCCTTAGACGAACACGGCAGAATCAGCTTGAACACATTGCATAAGTTAAGCGGTACAGGAAAAGAAAAACAGCCTGCGCTTTGGTTACGCTTACACGGCACACAGGAACTGATTGCGGAATTAGACCGATCTACAGATCTGAAGATCGCCTACACCGCCAAGGCTTAAGCAACCGCCAAATCGCCGAGCAATTAAACCGCAGTATTGCGACCGTCTGGGCATTGGTGCGCTAGAGCCGATTTACAGGGTTTAGCGCAAGCCCTGAATAATCGGTTTTAGTTTTGTAGGGTGGGCTTTAGCCTACCATAAGAATGTGATGATATTTGCGGTGGGCTAAAGCCCACCCTACGAAGCGACGAAACTTTTTGCATAATGTTGGGTAGAAAACCTTGATTTCTGATTAAAAAAAGGTTAATTTTGCGATCAGGGTCTGAAAAGCCCAAAGATGCGGTCGGCACAACCGTGATTTCGTGCTATTTTTTTGCCTGAAGTTTAGGTAAAAAAATTAAAACCAATTTATCAATGACCGACAGTGCGAGGAATATAATACCGCAAGGGAATAACTCCGCTGTTCATCTTTACAGTTTTCAGCTGTCGGTCGCCCTACTGAAAATAGGGTTCCAATTAAAGGAAATTAAAGATGACAAACCTACCTATTCATACCTTTACAGGTCAAATCAATAATCACCCAGTTGAATTAATCAATGCTCGTGAAGTCCACGAATTATTACAAGTAAAAACTCGTTTTGATACTTGGATCGGTCGTCGCCTTTCGGAGACAAGATTCCGTAAAAACCTTGATTTTATCGAATGCTCAAATTTGAGCAATCGTGGATTCTTCAAGACAGAAACCAAAGAATACCACCTTACTCTCCGAATGGCAGAGCATTTATGCCTGATGGAAAACAACGAGATTGGCGACCGTATTCGTGATTTATTTATTGAGTGTGAAGAACAAGCACGCAATGAAATTCCACGCTTGCAAGCGGAAAACGCCCAATTAAACGCAAAATTGACAGCCATCCCTACATTTTTACGTAACAATCCAGATGAATTAGCACGTTTAATTACCACTGCGCAAACTGCCTTTTTAACGGCAAACCCACAAGCGAAAGACTTTTTACGCTATCGTGAAATGGGCTTAAGTTATCGTGAAATTGGTACGCTATTAGGTAAAACCAAAGATAGCGTGAAATGGATGGCATTTAAAATGCGGAATTTGGGCTTTTTTTCCTCCACATTACCAAAAGCAACTGCGGTGCAGTTGGATTTGTTGGCGTAAGGGGGCGAAGATGAGCATCGGATATGAATTAGAACATCAATTTGATGAAATTCAAAGTAGCCTTGGTGGCTTGCACTGTTTGCGCCAGTTCTTGGAAATCACTGACAACACGGCTGATACCTTAAGTTATAGCCAACTTGCTGGTATGATTGCAGTGTTTACCGCAGCATTGGATTGCCAAGTTAGCACGGTGCGACAGTTAGTGAAAGAATTGCCCATTAAGGCATAAAGATAATCCCACTTCGGTGGGATTTTTTTTATCTTTTTTTTCAAAAATACCGCCTTTTTAACATTTCCGTGTGAGAATTGCGTAAAACAATTTGCGGAGGTGTTTATGGTTGAATCTTTGGAAGATGTGGCTGAATTACTGCCTGAAACGGTGCAGCAGATGGTGGATTTGGTGGGCTTTGCTGCGGTGGAGAAAATTATTACAAATTTTGGTGGGGCAACCTTTCGATTTACTGATGGGGTGCATTATTTTCCTAAGCTTAAAGCACTCATTGGTTTGGAAAGTGCGGTGAAATTACGAGAGGTTTTTCGGGGGGAGTGGCTGTATATTCCTCGTTGCCAAACGGCATTGCGTGTGTTGCGTAATTATCGTTTTAAAGCCGATTATGATTATCTTACCCAGCATTTAAATAAATCAGGGCGTATGGCTATGCTTGAGCTTTGTCCGAAATATCAACTTTCTGATCGGAGCGGTTGGGAGATTTTGGCGCAAATGCGCCATCCTGAAGAAACCCATAATCTTGCCTTGTTTTAGTGCTGAAACCGCTCCTCTCTTTTCTTTACTCTACTTTTAAGACAATACCCTTGAATCTCAATAGATTAAGGGTATTTTTTTATGTCTCTAACCTTTACACAAATCTTTAACCGTTTAATTGGGCATGAAGGCGGTTATGTCAATGACCCTCGCGACCCAGGCGGGGAAACCCATTGGGGAATTACTAAACGCACAGCTTTGGCAAATGGTTATCAGGGCAATATGCGTGTGATGACGCGTGATCAGGCTTTTAAAATCTACTACTGCGCCTTTTGGTTGCGTTATCAATGCGACAAGATGCCGGAAGCGGTGGCTTTCCAGTTTTTTGATGCAGCGGTAAACCATGGATTAGGCAATGCAAGCCGTATGTTGCAACGTGCGGTGAATGTGGCGGATGACGGCATTATTGGCAATATGACCATTGCGGCTATTAAGCAGATGGCGATATCTGATGTGATTATGCGTTTGAATGCTGAACGTCTTGAGTTTTATTGCAAACTTGGCACTTTTGCAACCTTTGGTAAAGGTTGGGTGCGTCGTGTGGCGGGCAATCTTAAATATGGGGCAATCGACAATGAAGTTTAAATTTTTAGGCGTGTTTAAACGTGTTTTAAATTGGTTTCAAAAGCCTCAAAAAGTCACGCAATATCGACCGCACTTTTACAGTAAAAATGCGTGGAGTTATGTATCTAGAGGGAAACCGACTGCAGCCGAAGTGATTATGTGGAGATTATGCCGATGAATAAGTTTTTTGAATTATTTACCAATAGTGATGGGCGAGCCAGTACTACGGGCTTTATTCAGTTTTTCGGCTTTTTGGTGATGGCGGGGGTGCTGATTTATGCGGTCTATCTTGACCGCTCTACGGTGACGGATTTGTTCTTCTATTTTGCTTGTTTTTGCGGTGGCTCAGCTGCAACTAAAGGGGCGGTGATGGCTTTTCAAGCGAAACAAACCAAGCTAGAAGAACAAATTACCAGTGAAACCTATGTGGAGCCAGAACAAACGGATAGACCAAGGGGGATTTGATGAGTATGCAGATTATTTTAGCGGGACTTGGGATTTTCGCGCTATTGGGTGCGTATGTGATGTTTAAGCTGAAACAGGCACGCCGTGAGATTGAGCAGTTATTAAAAACCAATGAACAATTGCAAATGCAGAAAGCCGTGGTTGAAACTCAAGTAAAACATTTTGAAGTGAGAAAGAAAAATGAAGAAAACACTCGTCACACTAGCCATGATGATGTCATTAACCGCCTGCAGCAATCAGGCGATCTCCGTGATTAATCCAAGTTGTAGTGGATTTGGCATTATCACTGCCAGCAGACAAGATACCACGGAAACCTTGCGACAAATTGCGGTACATAATGCGACTTATCGTGAGATTTGCACTAAAAGTAAGGAGTCAAAATGATTGACGATAAAGTGTTTATTGGGATTGGCACGACCTTGATTATGACATTAGTTGGCTGGGTGTGGAAATCAGTAAACGATAAAGTGGCTGAAAATGAGCATGGGATTAAAGCCTTAGAAAAGCAAATGCAACAGGATTTTCAGAGCAAAGAGCTTGCTGAAGTGAAAGATAAGCACTTTGAAAGCATTTTGAAAGAGGTGCGCGATCAGTTGAAAGAAATCAATCAGAAGTTAGATAAAAAGGTGGATAAATAATGTCAGCAAGAGAGCGAAAACGATTAGAGCAATTGGCAGAAAAACAAGAAATTAATGCCAAATTAGATGAGATTCTCGCGTTAAGCCGACAAGCGAACCATAAAATCGATCGCTTAGACGGTCGAGTGGATGATATTGATACTCGCTTGGCAAAGGTAGAAGAAAGTTTGGCGAAATTAGGTGTGCGTGCTGCGGTTATTGGCGGGTTAAGTGGCTTGGTCGTCTCTGTTGGGTTTGAGCTGATTAAAGCAAAATTCGGGGGTTAAGATGGCACATGATGAAAAAACCAAGGCAGATGTGCGCCGTTATTATGTGTTTGATTGCTTAACGCTTGAATTAGCCGCTGAAAAAGCAGGTGTATCTTACAACACGGCACGCCGCTGGAAACGTGAAGCCGAAGCGCGTGGCGATAATTGGGATAAAGTGCGTGATGCGAACACGATGGCAAGTGGTAAAGTGGAAGATGTGGCGCGCGGCATGCTGACTGCGTTTGTGCTTTATTTTGAAAACACAATGGATGAGATTAAGCGCACGGAAGCATTGCCTGTGAGTGAAAAGGCGAAGTTGATTCAGGGCTTGGGTGATAGCTATTCGAAAATGGTGGCAAGCAGTAAGCGATTATTGCCAGAAGTGTCGGAAATGGCGACGGCAATAAAGACCATCACGATGTTTGGAGATTATATACAAGCCAATAAGCCTGAGTTGATTAATGAGTTTGCGGACTTATTGGAAGGATTTGGAAAAGCCCTAGATAAGGAATTTAAAGCATGAAACTCTTAATTTTTCAGTTGCCATCACTTACAGCCATTATTTGTGCATTTTTGCTGTTGAGCCAAGGTATTAGTGGTTGGGGATGGTTTTTATTTATTGCTTTTTGTCTATCGGCTTCTAGAGTAAGTTATGAAAAATAAAGAATTATTAGCGGAATTAAAAGCCTATTCGGACAGCTTGCGACAAAAGATCGAGGCAAAGTTTGAGGGGTGGGATGATTCTCTTGCTGCCATTAGTGAGCGACGCAAAAAGGTGTTAGATCCTGTTTCGGGCTATGACTTTTTTGTGTCGAATTACTTTCCGCATTATGTGCGTTCTCGCTCTCGTTCGCAGTTGCATAACTATCTTTTTGAGCAGTTGCCACAAGTATTACAACAGCCATCATCAGTGCATTTAGCCATTGCTGCGCCACGTGGTGAAGCTAAATCAACCTTGGTTTCCCAGCTCTTTACACTTTACTGTCTTGTAACACAGAAAAAACGCTATGCGTTGATTGTGATGGACAGTATCGACCAAGCCTATCCAATGTTGGAAGCCATTAAAGTAGAGTTGGAATTTAACCAACGTTTGCGCATTGATTTCCCCGAAATGGCAGGACAAGGGCGCGTGTGGCAAGCGGCAACCATTATCACGAAAGCCAATCAAAAAGTGCAAGTGGCAGGTTCTGGCAAGAAATTGCGTGGTTTACGTCATGGGGCGTATCGTCCTGACTTGGTGGTGCTAGATGATATTGAAAATGACGAACAAGTGCGGAGCCCTGAACAGCGTGACAAATTGCACGATTGGTTGAAGAAAACCGTCCTTCCGTTAGGGGCAGCTGGGGATAAGTTAGATGTGGTGTATATCGGGACTATTCTCCATTACGACAGTGTTTTAAACCGCACTTTATCAAGTAAAGCGTGGAAGACGGCAAAGTTTAAAGCCTTAATTCGTCAGCCTGATGATATGAGCCTGTGGGATAAGTGGGAGGACTTCTACTTAAACGAGGGCGAAGCGGTGGCTGATGCTTTCTATACGCAAAATCAAGCGGCAATGGATAAAGGTGCAGTAGTGAGCTGGGCTGCTCGTCCTATTTTAACCTTGATGAAAATTCGTGCTCGTGATGGGCATGCCACCTTTGATTCGGAATATCAAAATGATCCATTAAGCAGTGATGATGCGATGTTTGCCAATAGTTTGACTTATTGGACGGAATTACCAGCGAATTTGATTTACTTTGGTGCGCTTGACCCATCCTTAGGAAAAGCAGGGGCAAGCCGTGACCCATCCGCCATTTTAGTGGGCGGGTATCATCGAGAAACAGGCAAGTTATATGTTGTGGAAGCGCAAGTGAAAAAACGTTTGCCTGATTTAATTATTGAAGATGTGATCCGTATGCAGAAGCAATACCAGTGTCAGCGTTGGTTTGTTGAAACGGTGCAATTCCAAGAGTTTTTAAAAGATGAATTAGTGAAACGCTCGGCACAACGTGGCATTCCTGTTCCTGCAACGGCGACGAAACCAAATACAGACAAAATGTTGCGTATTGAGAGCCTACAACCTCACATGGTGAATGGCTTAATTTTGTTGCATAGCTCGCAAGCTACACTGATTTCCCAGTTACGCCATTTTCCGAAAGCGGATCATGATGACGGCCCAGATGCGCTGGAAATGTTGTGGCGTAATGCAGTGGGTAGTTCGGCAGCGATTGAGTGGATTGGGTTGGATCAGTTGGATACGTTTGATGTGGAAGATGAAGACGATGATCTTTATTCGTTTTGGCGAGATTAATTGAAATCGGGGCTTGTACAAAGCAAAAGTAGGCAAACGGTGCATGATGAAAGTGCGGTTGATTTTTTAGGGAGTTTAAATGGGATTTTTAGATAAGGTTAAAGGGCTTTTAAAAGGTAATGAAACAGAGCCAACACAAACCGATGAAGCGGAAGTGACTGCAACGGGGCGTGTATTAGATGATCACCCCTCTGCAAAAATTACGCCTTCAAAATTAAAGCAGATTTTAGAGGATGCCGAAAACGGCGATATTCAGGCACAGCATCAACTTTTCATGGATATTGAAGAGCAAGATAGCAGTATTGCGGCGAATATGATGACGCGTAAGCGTTCAGTTTTAACACTAGATTGGCGTATTGTTGAGCCACGTAATGCGACACCTGCGGAAGAAAAATTGCAAGCAGAGATTGATGAGTTATTTTATCAATATCCCAATCTTGAAGACTTGTTTATGGATTTAATGGATGCCGTGGGACACGGTTTTTCGGCGTTGGAAATTCAATGGGCACAGGTGGATGGCAAATGGGTTCCAAAAGGCTTTAAACCTTGTCCTCAGTCTTGGTTTAAATTGGATAAAGACGATAGTTTATTATTACGCACGCCAGCGAATCAAATGGGCGAGCCTTTACGTCCTTTTGGTTGGGTGGTACATCGCCATAAATCTCGTTCGACACAGTTGGCGCGTGATGGCTTATATCGCACATTGGCATGGCTTCATATGTATAAGCATTATTCTGTGCGTGATTTTGCCGAGTTTTTAGAGCTTTATGGTATGCCGATTCGCATTGGTAAATATGGTGCCGGTGCCACTAATGCGGAGAAACGCACGTTACTGCGTGCGTTGGCTGAAATTGGGCATAACGCGGCAGGCATTATGCCTGAATCGATGAAGATTGAACTACATAACGTCGCTAATGCGGGTGCTGCATCGGGTAATAATCCATTTTTACAGATGGTTGATTGGTGCGAGAAATCTATTGCTCGGTTGATTTTGGGGCAAACCTTAACATCGGGGGCGGATGGTAAAAGCTCCACCAATGCGCTAGGTAATGTGCATAATGAAGTGCGTCGTGATTTGATGATTAGCGATGCGAAACAGATTGCGCAAACCATCACTCAACAAATCATTTTGCCGTATTTGCAAATTAATGTTGATCCGAATATTGCGCCACATCGTATCCCTTATTTTGAGTTTGACACAAAAGAATATGAAGATTTATCGGTATTTGCAGATGCCATCCCTAAACTTACGGGCATTGGCGTGCAGATTTCGGAAAGTTGGGTGCGGGATAAATTAGGGATTCCTGAACCGCAGGAAGGCGAGTTGATTTTAAGCACACCGCAAGGCGAGAAAACAGACGAAAAAACCACCGCACTTTCTGCCGTGTTGAATCACGACAAAGGTTGTACTTGCGGTTGTCGTGCTGCTGCGTTGTCGGCTCAAAATGGTAAAAAGGACGAACAAGCTGAACTGGACGGTTTGATTGATGATGCACTGGCAAATGCGGATTTTAATCAACAGCTTGATCCTATGATGAAACAAATTGTAGGCGTGGTCATGGCAAGTGAAAGCTATGACGAAGCACAGGAAAAACTGATCGCACTTTATCCTGATTTAACCAGTGAAAGCCATCAAGCCTATTTGACAAGTGCAGTATTTTTAGCTGATTTATTAGGAGCTGCCAATGCCGAGCGCACCTAAGTTTGCCATTGGCGTAGAACCCAAACAAGCCATTGAGTTTTTGCGCCAAAAGAAAATGCTTGCCAGTAAGGTGTTAGCAAAAGAAATGCACGATAGCGCATTGGCACGTGCCACGACGATTGCGCACCTAACTAGCCTTGATATGACAAAGGATATTTACCAATCTTTAGAAACGGCTATGCGTGAGGGCAAAGGCTTTCACGTTTGGAAAAAAGAACTGGTGAGTGAATTTGAACGCAAAGGCTGGATTTTTGGAAAAGATCCGTCTATCCGTGGTATTGATGGGCATTTACTGGCAGATCCCAAAACAGGGGAATATTTTGGCACGCCACGTCGGTTAAATACGATTTATCGTGTCAATATGCAGTCCGCTTATTCGGCTGCGCGTTATCAACGCTTGCGTGATAACGTGGATAATCGCCCTTATTGGCAATATTCCGCCGTGGGTGATGCGCGTACTCGTCCTGCCCATTTAGCATTGAGCGGTAAGGTATATCGTTATGATGATCCGTTTTGGGCGACATTCTACCCGCCTAATGGGTTTAATTGTCGCTGTACGGTGATTGCGTTAGGCGAAAGAGATTTGAAACGCCGTGGGATTGATAAGCCTGACGATAGTTCTGAATTTTTGGTGGAAGTAGAACGCCCAGCGGATAAGCAAGGTAATCGTGAAAAGACGGTAGGGTTTAAATTACCTGATGGCACGATACGTGTGACGGATAAAGGCTTTGATTACAATGTAGGGCGATTAAACTACAAGCCTAATTTGGATCTTTATCCTGAAAAACTGGCGCATGCGTTTGCGAAGGTTGAGATGAAAGGTGGGGAGTTTAAGCACGATTTTGAATTGTTGGCAAAGCGTATGGCGGAGATGAAACAAACGCTCAGCCTAGATGGAAAAAAACTCACTGCTGATCAAATGTTACAGGTGCGAGATAGTCTTACCAAAAATTTTAAATTTGCGGCAGGTGTCTTGAGTGCGGAAAGTAAGGATTTATTGAAAAGCAAAACTGGCACAGTGTGGCTTTCTGATGATACTTTAATTAAACAGTTTAATAGCCGTGATGGGCAAGATTTTGGACTGGAAAGCTATGCACTTTTCCCTGATTTATTTAATCAGCCTGATATTGTTCTACAAGATAATGATCGTTTTTATTTTATCAAAAACTTTGAGAAACAGCGTATTTTAGGTGTAATAAAGCACTTATCTAAATTTAATGAAATTTTTGTGCTTTCGGCAAGGGAGATTAATATCAAGGAAGTAGAAAAAATGAAAGGTAAATTGGCAGTTATCAAGTAAGGCTCCCGATCACTTACACACGCTCTCGGACACCTGAGCAGGACGAGCCACCTCAAGTAGGCTGCGGCAGGGAGATTATCACCGCTTTTTTAATAACTGCCTTGCATGAATATACCCCCTTAAATTTTAAAAATCAACGATTATGATAGACATTGAAATCAATAACGCACAAGAAATTGCATCGGCACTAGAACGCCTTGCACAAGCCACCGCTCATCGAGCTCCGTTAATGCGAAGTATTGCGGGGACAATGGAATCAGCTGTGCTGCAAAATTTTGATGTTGGGGGGCGTCCTAAATGGCTGGGGCTGAAATATCGTCAAGGTACGCCTTTGGTGGATACTGAAAACCTGATGGCGAGCATTACTTCTGAATATAGGTCGTATCCAACTTTTACCTTATGGCAAATTTCGCGCTACAGACGGCAGACCAACCGATGTGGAGGCATGGTATGTAACAGATACAAATGGCGCGGATGTGGTGGCGTTGGCAAATAATCAACGTAATCCTCTTCCTATTGACTATGAACACCAAATTATTCACTCCCTAAAAAACGGCAAAGAAGCACCGAGTGCGGGCTGGATGGAATATTTCTATTTTACCCCACAAGGGATTTTTGCTGATGTGCGCTGGACGGATAAAGCCGCGGACTATATCAAAAATGGCGAATATCGTTATATCTCGGCTGTGTTTGCTTACGACACAGACGGCTATGTTCGCAAGATCTTTCATGCCGCATTAACCAATACGCCTGCTTTAGATGGCATGGATGAAGCAATGGTGGCAGCCAGCGTGAATTTATTACAAGAGGACAATCCAATGGATAAAAAATTATTGGCAGCATTATGCTCACTGTTTGTTTTAAAAGAAGATGCAAGTGAGGCTGACATTACGGAGAAAGTGACCGCACTTTCGGCAGCTAAAGGCGATAGCCCTGTGGACCTGTTAGATGTTTACGCAAAATTAGCTGAAAAAGAACAATCAGTAGCAGCATTATCCACACAAGTGGGCAACCCTGATCCTGCTAAATTTGTGCCAGTCGAACAGGTAGCCGCATTAAGTGGTGAGTCACAAGCAAAAGACGATCCAGCGCAGAACGTGGCGGCGTTAAGTGCGGCAGAGAGTGCAGCAGCAAAAGCTTTAGGCTTAAGCGAAAAAGATTATATGGCAACCTATAAGGAGCAAAAATAATGGATAAATTCAAAAAATCGGACCTTTTAAAAGCCCTTGATGAAGCCTTTAAAAAAGACTTTGCAAGCGATTTAAACGTGATTAATCCTCAATGGTCGGAAATTGCGATGAAGATTGCAAGTTCTACCGAAACCAATACTTACGGTTGGTTAGGGCATTTCCCAAAATTGCAAGAATGGGTGGGTAAACGTCGTTTACGCAAAATGCAAGCGCAAGGTATGCAAGTATCGAATAAGTTGTTTGAAAGCACTGTTGCTATCCCACGCACCAATATTGAAGACGACCAAGTGGGCTTATTTAGTCCAATGGTAAAACAAATGGGACAAAGTGCGTCGGAATTACCTGATGATTTAGTCTTTGGCTTAATTAAACAAGGTAAAAGCACCCTTTGCTATGACGGGCAGAATTTCTTTGATGACGATCATCCTGTTTTTGCGGAAGTCGATGGCACAGGCAATCAAACCACGCAAAGTAATATTACCAAAGGTAGTACAACAGGGAAACCCGCGTTTTATTTGTTGGATACGACGAATGCCGTGAAGCCGTTTATTTGGCAAGAACGCTTAACCCCTGAAATTGAGACGAAATTTGATCCGTCTAAATCTGATACGGTATTTATGGAAGATACCTATATTTGGGGTGTGCGTGCGCGTGGTAATGCAGGTTTTGCATTCTGGCAACTTGCTCATCGTGTGGAAGACAGCGAATTAACTGAAGATGTCTTAATGGGCGTGTTGGCGAAAATGAAATCCTTAAAAGGCGATGGCGGTAAATTATTGAACATTCGACCGAATGTGTTGTTAGTGCCGCCTTCTCTTGAGTATGCCGCAAAAAAATTAGTGGAAGCCGATATTATCAACGGTACCAGCAATGTGTTGAAAGGGACACTTAAAGTAATGGTGTCTTCACAGATTGTGGAGTAATCCGTCTCTTTTCTTGCCTTCCCCCGCTTGCGAGGGAAGGAAAAAATGACGAGGAGAAAACTATGGCAAAGAAACAGCAAAACAAGACAGACGATGAAGTGAAAACCAATTCTGCGGAAAACACCACAGAAACCGACCGCACTTTAGAGGAGTCGAATGACGCGCCCAAAGGCAGTGATGTGATTCATCCTATTGCCTATGCGGTGAGGTTACGTGCAATTCATCCGCAAGCCTCTTATGGTCGCTGTGGTTATCGTTTTAACAAAGAAATTGCGGTGGAAATTCCAGTTGAAAACTTGACGGGTGAGCAAGTCATTATGCTTGCTGAAGATCCCTGGTTGGAACTTATTCCCATCTGCGAAAAATAAGGATGAGTGATGCATTACGCCAGTGCAGAAGATTTTGTGTTACGCGTGGGGGAAGTGCAAGCTATTGAACTGACCGACCGTGATTTGACTGGGCAAGTTAATGACAATTTGCTTGATGTCGCATTGTCTGACAGCTCAAGCCAAATTGATGGTTATTTGGCAGCACGTTATCCCCTCCCTCTTGTGAGTGTGCCACAAAACTTAGTGCGACTTTGTTGTGATTTGGCACGTTATCGTTTAGCGAGTATGTCTCATGTGACGATTACAGAAGAAATCATTACCCGCTATAAATTAAGTTTAAAAGAACTTGAGGATATCAGTATGGGTAAGATTTCACTTGGGTTGCCGCCTACAGAGAATAATGATGTCAACGAACACGACAATGGCGTGATTTTTACTAATCCGAAAAACAGGATTTTTGCGCGTGATCACTCAAATTGAAAATGCGCTTGTAGAACGTCTACAGCGTGGCTTAGGGCGTTTAGTCAATACCGTTAAAAGCTACGGTGGTGAGCTCGATGATGAAAGTCTTGGGACATCACGTTTGCCGATGTGTTTAGTCACTTTTGGGGGCGCACGTATCGAGCGTATGGGCACCAATTTGAAACGACATCAATCTACATGTCTTTTTTGTAAAAGGCATTAA